CTGACATAGTAAGTGGAGAAATCTTAGCCAGCTCCTTGATTTGCGGAATCAGTTGCCCTGCCATATCCTTTCCAACCATAGTCTCAATAGCGGTCTGCATGGATTGAAACTCACCACGGACACGGATGATCTCAGAACCTAATGCCTTCAATACTGCTACACCACCAATAACCGCTAATGCTTTCTTCCAAGAAATAGCAATGCCTTCGTTGGTCTCTACGACTTTCTTCCCGTCATTATTGTAAAGTTCATACTCATCCCGAAGTTTCTTTACCGACAATCGAGCGTTAGCCTGTTCCTGAGTAAGGTCAAATAAAGTGCTTTTCTGTTCTTTCAATTTTTCATTTGTAGACCTTATTTTAGCTTCTAAGGAAGAAGTATCACCGTCCTGTTTTAATGCTTCACGATACTTGTCTTTAAGGCCGAACAATTCATTTTTCAATTGTTGGATAGTTCCACGTTGAAATGTTATTTTTTCCGACAATCCATTCACGACCTGGGAGGCATCGAAGATTTTCTTTTTGAAACCATTCTCCATTTCGGCACCAGCTTTCGCAGCATTAGTCACCAACTCATTCATGCGTTGAGTGGATGTAGATAACTGGGTATTAAGAGACTTGAAAGTAGCAGGGGATTGTGTACTATCCATGCCCTTTAAGGCCTGTTTGAGCCTTTCAATCTCATTACGGAGCCTTACAACTTCTTCCCAGTCACTTGCTACCTTAAAATATAGTTTGGCCATGCCTATTTCCTTCCTCTACGATTTATTAATTCCTTTCCAGATGTTTTTTTCACCCTCTCTCCATACACCACATGCAGCTTATCCTTTTGCATGATAACCAAGTTTCTATATGGTATTTCATAAACCACTTCCCGATACGACAGATGCAGATTTTCAATGAACGATGCAATCTGTCCAAGAAAGCAATCGTTTCCGATTACTTCTGCTTTGCTACCAGACTCGACACGTTCCTCGCCAAAGTTGATAGCTTCGTAAAAGATTCCACCGAGATAAGAGAATAAGCCTCACTGATAGCGTCTACGAGTTCATCCAAAGTTCCTTGAGATAATTCTTCAAATAGGCTATCATCGTCTTTCACAAGCCAGGAAAGTGCATGTGCTACGCCGTCAGAGTTATTGATACCTCTAAGAATACTTTTCAAATCCTGTTCATTCCCAAAATCAGAAAGGTACATACCGGCACCAGCCAGTTTATGCACCGTTGGCGAAAAAACTGTGTAACACTTGCCGTTTACCGTAACATTCACGAAATCTGCCCCAATTATCGAAGCTGATACTATCTTTGAACCCTTATTCATCATTGCCCCTTTTTAAAAAGGGATGAAATTTTACTGCCATCCCTTTCTGTTAATCAATCTTTTTTATCAAAACTATCAACCTTCTGGCGCTACAACTTCCGATTCATCGAACCATTTTTCAGAAGCCAAGCCTTCTATTCCGGTAGTCAACGGAGATGCAGTTACTGCCAATCCAATAGCTTTATCTGTATTAGCACCACGTCCATTGATAGTCGCTTTTGGAAATACAACATATACACCGTCTTTTGTCTTGCCGATGATACATTTGTGGATAGTCTTATGCTTTCCCCTTTCCCAAGACTTTTCAGTGGCTTTTCCACCTTGCAAATCTGCTTTAGTTTCGTAATCGTACTCACCAATAGTGAAGTTAATTTTCACTTCTCCCGGTTCAGTTATTTCACGATAATATTCACCATTCAAAGCATTTTTGTACTTTGTGGTATTGGCCTCTGTTTCCTCATACTGGAATGTATCACCATGCACATTCTTCACCTGCTTCGTTGCTGCATTTTTCAGAATTGCGGCAACCTCTGCACCTGTCAGACCTTTTGACTTGTCTGCGACAGTTGCAATAGGTTCTGCATAATACAGTTCGTCTATTTCTACTGCTGTAATCATAATTTTCTATTTTACATTTAACACTTCAAATAAAATTCTCACATTCACATAATGACACTTCAAAGCTGTGTCCGCTTCCGTACCGATTGATTCAATTGAGTAACGGTAACGAGTACCGTCATAGGAGCTTACTACATCGTCAAACAGCTTGTTAGCTTCCCTTTCGAGTTCTGCCAATCTTATACGGTTAGAATAACCCTGAATGCGCGGTACGAATATATTCACCTCATTAAAGCTATTCTTCCAGTATTTACTTGGTATTTGCTTTTTCACATGGATGATTATCATTTCTCTTTCCAATCCCTTTTCAGGGTCTATATGTGGAAAATCTTCACTTTTACTGTCATCACCTTCAAAGACAACATATATCTCGTTTATACCAAGAGCTTTGCAATCCCGATGAAGTATATTCCCTATGGTTTGCGGTGTTATCATTATTCAAATTCCTCCTTTAATCGTTTATAAGCAAATAAAGCACCTTCACTCCTGACCATAAATCCATGACCTTCAACCTTAGATGCGTACTGATAACCATTAGGAGCGGTAGCATCATTATAGAGTTCCAAGCCTTCTTTTGATGCAGTATGTTTATTCGATTTACGCAGAGTACCACTTCTATCGGTATAGCTTCCATGTTCTTTATCGTATTCATCAGCTTCATAACCAACTTTATCTACAACTTCAAGAAATTCGGTTTCACCTTCCTCTATAAATGGCTCGAAATCTGAAAAATCAAAATCAACTTTTACATCCATAATTCCGAGTAGTTAAAGTAGTTTGTATTCTTCACCGCGTAAACCTCGCCTTGACCTCGCACGTTCTCACCATCCATACAGCGAACTTCACTACCCGCCTTAATCGTGATTCTCTTCTCGCACACTACATGGAAATTAGGACGATATACAGAGCCATTGTCAGAAGAAAACTCTTTCGTAGTGTTGTCATCACAACGGCACTTGCATATATCCTGCCAGCTCTCACCACCAGTTCCGGGAATGGGTCTGCCAAACTCATCCTTATCCATCGGAATGATTACCTTAACCTGCAATATGTGTGGAACAAATATCATAAGAAAGTCACTTTAGGTTTGCTACTCAGTTCATCTTTTAATCCGTACTGCTTACACAGAAGTGAATAGTAGTCCTTTATCCCTTCAAGATTCCAAGACATAGAAAAACCACTCTCACTGATTGAAGTGGCACGTAACAATAGAGAGGGGATGAACTTCGCAATTGCCACCGACACAAGACCGTAGCAATCCTCGTTCATCTCATCCTCTCCGCTTATCTTCGAGTTCAGACACATATCCAAAAGGTCAGCTTCCGACAATTGAATGCCGAAGGTCTGGAACTTCTGTTGTATGTAGCCGTTTACCGTCATCACTCGATACCTAATGCTTCTTTCAAAGCGGAAGTCTTTTCTTCGTCCAGTTCTCCTGCTTTAGAAAGAAGTGTTCCCTCTCTCATATTTGCAGTTACAGAGACACCGATAGACTTCAATGCTTCTACAACGTCTTTCTTTTCAAACTCCTGTTCGAAGAGAAAAATCCCCTTAGAGGCTTTCTTCTCTTCAATAACTTCGGCAAGTTTGCGTTCCGAAAGGTCTTTCACGCGGGTTTCGTCTTCAAAATCGAGGATTGTACCCAGATTGTACACTTCGCCAGTAAACTTGTCGCGGAAAATATCAATCACTTTAATCTTCATAGAATCCTCCTTATCCCTCCGGGACAGCGTTCATGGTTGATAAATCGAAATTCACAATCTTGTTCGGAGCGGTAAACTCAGGAATCCATTCAGCGGTGTATTCCATGTATCTACCTTCTTCGTCACGATAGTTACATACAGACATCTGGCCTTCAGAAGTATTGTAAGAACGTCCCGGAACGGGATCAGTCATTACATACGGCTTATGGTGGCGCATCTTCATCACCTTATCGGTACGCAACAGAGTGATACGGTCATCTGGATAAATCTGTACGTTCTCGCCTGCCTGATTTTCTACATAATCTTCCTTGATTTCAATTGCCGGAAGACCGATACCTGTAAATACGCTGGATGCCATTTGGTCTGTAACCAATCCGGCATTAACCATAAACTCACGCTCACCAAGAATCATCTTGAACTTATCCCCGAACTCGGAAGCACCTACAATGTTCTTCATAAACGTACCACGAGACATAATCATCTTGGAGAACACACCGTATTTGGCTTTCAATTTCTGAATCTCCTGCTGCAAGTAAGAGATAAATACATTCTTTGCTGAAGCATCAGGAGTAAGGAAGTGGAACGGTAACTCGATGTCCAACAATTCGATGTTTTCCTTATTATCGGCCAAATGAACCTGCGCCTTACCAGTCATCAACAATTCGGGAACGATAATATCCATACGCTTGTGCGGAGCAAGCAGGATTTGGCGGTAATCATCAACGATAAAATCAATGATTTCTTGCAAGATTGTACGCTGGTCGGCAGTATTGGCGGCATTGAACTTGTCGATGATGTCTTGCAATTGTGACAGACGTTCAATATCCATCTGATAACGGTCGCCCAAATAGGCGATTTCAGTATAACCGCTTCCGAGTGAGCGTCTTTCACGAATGGGCTTCTGGTCATTCTTGCCAAGAATGGAACCAGCAACAACGCCTGTAACTGTTCCCAAATAAGTTTTGAAAACACGCTGCTTGGTTTCCAAGAAATCACCGTATTGCTTCCAATAGATTGTATCCAATCTCAATTGGAGAACACGGTCAATAATCGCTTGGACGATATTAGGGTCTGTGAATAAAGTCTGTATAGTCAAATTCATAACTCTACTTTTTTATTATTAATACTCAAACTGAAAACGGGAAGTCAATCCGACCTTATCCAGTTCATGAACAGGAAGAATCAGCTTATTTTCCTTTACCTCATAAGCCTGCATCAGGAGAGTACAGAGAACAGCTCCGTCACTTTCAACTTTCTTCGCATCGTAAAGAACGAAGTTAGCAGTGTTCTTCTTCACTGTACCACCCACTGCGGTAGCCTCAAAAAGAACCGCATCCTTAGCGATATTTTCTCCGAAAGCCGCTTTGATGGTTAATACATCGTAGGCTTTATTGGACTTGTCAATAGATGCTACTTCCGCACCTTTCTTTCCGCTTCCGATAAACATGCCCACATAAGCCAGAGAATCCTTTGCTATCTTGATAGACAAAGCGGTTTCTCCGGTGGCGTATGCTTCAATAACTCTCACATTACGGACGGGAACGAGTGTCCGTTTCTTCAAGTCCGCTTGTACCGGGGTGAATACAGGAAGAGTAGAACCTACTACGAGGTTGGTAATATCCAACTTCCAAGGACCGCTCTTTCTGACACCTGTTTCAACACGGTAAAACTCTTCCGGCTTGTATTCCGGGGTTAAGTTATACTTAGTACCTGCTGCCATAAATTTTACTTTTTAGATTCAACAATTTCTTTTGTTCCTTCCGAAATCATACCTGCGATAGATTCGTTTTCTTTCTCAATCTTCGTTTCTGCTGATTCGGGAGGGGTTACGCCTTTGAAGCCGTCATTTGCGAACTCCTGTTTCAAGTCCTTGAAATAAACATCCAAGTCCTCATCGTCCTTGATGGCACACCTCTTGGCGTAGTTTTCGGGAATACCATACTCCTTTGCCTTTGCCATAATCTGCTCCTGCCGGGTAGCCTGTAATTTTTCTTGCTTTAAAGCGGAAAGTTCAGTCGAAAGATTCTTATTTGAATCAATCAAAGCTTGTGCCCATGCAGGTACATCATCTTTCTTGTCTTCCGGCTTCGGATTTGGGTTAGGATTGGGATTCTCGATTGGCTTACCGTCTTTAAGGTTATGCTTCTTCTCGTAGTTCTGAACAGAAGTACGGGTAGCATCCCCTGCACGAAAATCACCATAAGAATTTAACACGTCCGAAAAGCTAATACCCTCAACAATAGAGTTTACCTTTGTCTCGTCCGTTACACCCTCTGCCTTTTTAGTGGCAATTCGGGTGAGAATAGCAGCATCCACCCCAGTAAACTTGGTTTGGAGGCCCGCTAAGATTTGTTCTAAAATTGTCATACTGTATGAATTAAAATTTGAGCTTCAATTTGCAGAAGTAAAAATACCACCAATACAGATGATTAGTAAATATTTAAGCTTCCTATTCACGACAATAGAACCATTGTCGTGAATACGGTATAAAAGTAGGAAGTAAGTAAGTGGAAGGGAAATAATTAGATGGTGTAGAATTCACCAAGAAGAGATTGTGAAGAAATAGAATAAAAAAAGCCGTGAACTAATAAAGGAACACGGCTACATTTTGAATTTATAAAAACTTATCTTTGAGACATTAGATACAATTCATCATAAATAACTTCCAGTTTTGAAGTATCAATATAAAACTGGGTTGCATTTTTAGGAAGTCCAAAGCCATCATCATTGCATCCTATAGGATTCCAAATGCAAGAAACACTATCCTCTGAAACTTTCTTTCCGAATTTATTATCTCTAATAAATTCCCATATCATCCGACCAAGTCTATCATTCTTTGTTTTAGACATCAACCCATCTGCCCTCTGATTCTTCCTTATATAAAGGATAAAATCATCATTACCAATCTTTATTTCACTCATAGTATCAAAATGAAATTTATACTTAGTATTATATTTTTCTGTTTAAAATCCAAGCATTGCAGCTGGAGGAATATTCAACACCCGACAAAGAAGTCTTGCTATCTTCAATGTTGGCTCCGAACGTCCAGAAAGATAGTCATTAACACGTGAAGGGCTTATTCCGATCTCACCGGCAAGTTGTTTCTGCGTCATCCCCTTTTCTTCAAGAGATAATTCTATCAATTTCGCAACGGTCGGCTTTTCTATCGGATAATGCTCCTTCTCGTAAGCAATCACTATATCGGACATAACAGTGAGCTCCACTGCATTCTTATCGTTTGCAGGGGTGTTGTCATCAACCAATGGCAAAAGTTCCTCTATTCTCGCCAGTGCAAATTCATATTGTTCTTTCGTTACTTTATTCATATCCTATATCTTAAATGGTTGAACAATCTATTTTATCATAATCTTTATGAGTACCAACCCAGCGAATGAAGACGTACCCAATTGTAAACTTAACAACGACAACCAACCGATAGTTGTTGCCTCTGATATTGAAAACGTAGTGTTGGTTGCCTACATAGTCAGCAGAAAGAAAATCAACCTTTATATCAGACAAATTTTTCCATTCGGCTTTTTCTGTTATATCATACCAACGCTCTAAGGCTATGCGTGAATCTTCATAACCTTTGGTTTCATAGAAATCTTTCAGCTTTTTATGTGATACTATTCTCATACGTTGTTCATTTGATACAAAAGTACTAAATAATTTTGAATTATAAAACTATTATAGCATAAATATTTTATAATATCGAATTATGCACAATAAAAAAGCGGGACTGAAAAGCTCCGCTATCTATTCACAATTAACCAAAAGTCATTCTTTTGTAGCAGGAATCACCTTTTCATTTTTCAAACTCTGTTCTTCCTCGATTTCTTTCAACTCTTCATCAATTCTATCAGCATTTCCAGCAAACATAATCCCCTCACGCCTGGACCATACTCCACCACTGACGGCAGAAACAGCGGTAGTAACCTTGTCATTTAAGTCATCACTTTTTTTTCAGTCGTTTATTTTTAATCAAATACCAAGTATCATTAGGTAGCCATCCCCAATAATTGTCTTCAATTTCAACTATAATATGTCGAAATTCAAATAAGGATTCTCTCAAAGCCATAGATACATCTTTCGCACTTTCTTCTGATATAAAATAATAACTATTGGGCATATCATACCTCCATGTTATTATTACATCACTTTCGTTCATAAACTTAGTTATTTGTTCCCTTGTGATATTTTTATCAGAGTATACTAATAAATATGCTTTCCTCATCTTGCAGAATTATTTTTATCTGTTATTAACTTATTCTCACTTAATTCATCAGGAGCTTCCAATTCAAGCATTGATTCGCTTGTAATCAACGTAGGTTCTGAATCACCTTTCTGTTGAAACATTTCCATAGAACGTTTCTTTAACTGATATTCCTCCGATTGAAGTTTATCACGATCAACAAATAGTAAAAATAAGAAACCAAATAAAGCAACACATACAGGAGCTAATGTTAATACTATCAACCATGTAGGTGGGGGATTTAATATCCCAATAAGAATAAAACAAGGTACGTCAATCATTACGCACAACCATAGCATAGGATTTAAAGCACTCTTTACAGATAAACTACCACCAGCTTCTATTATTTTTGTAGCAATACTTTCTTTATCACTCATAAAGGTTAATAATTAGAGATTATAATTTTCCAGCTAAATCCTTCACATCCTCCGCAGACTTCACCTCATGTACGGTATCGCCTACTTTAACAAAGCCTACTATATCTCCAGTGTTTGACTTTTCAAATAGTTCAGTAACCGGCACTCCCAAAGCATCGGCGATCTTTTCCAATGTGCTAATAGTAGGGTTTCCATTAATGGCTTTTGATAGACCAACACGTGATAAGCCTATTTTATCAGCCAGTTCTGTTTGGTTGATTCCAGCCTCTTTACATAGTTCTAAAATTCTAAATCTCATATATGTATATATTTAGTTTACTCCTATTATTTACGGCAAAATTACTCAAAGTTTTCATATTAGCTAAATAAGATAACTAAAAGTATTCTTTTTGTCATTTATTAACTATATTCATTTTGTTTATTGAATACTTATAGTTTACTTTACAATATCAAAATGATAACTAAAAGTATAATTTATAATATAAGTAGTATGAGTACAAAGTTTAGAAGTCAGATGAAAGAGGTAATGCAAATGGCATGGTCTTTTGTTCGCAAGAACGGTTATTCAATGAGTGAAGCGTTAAAATGCGCATGGGTTAATTTGAAGCTGAAAGCAGCTTTAAAAGTGAAGATAGTAGAGTTCTACTTCAAAAAGACAGACGGGTCGTTACGTCAAGCCTTTGGCACTCTCTTAGAAAGCAGAGTACCTGAAACAAAAGGTACAGGCAGAAAGCCAAATGATAACTTACAGACCTATTTTGATACAGAGGTCGGTGATTGGCGTTGCTTCAAGAAGTGTAACCTTATAAAAATCGCATAACCATGAAAGCAGAAATCAACATCGAAGAGATAAAGAACAATGCTGTTCACTCTGAATTATTGAAAACGATGTGCCTAATAAATCAAGCTCGTAATATTGTTTCTGGCACGATGGATGAAAAAGAACTAAGGGATGCCGGGCAATGGGATTGCTTAGATGAAGCAGTCACTAAACTGAATGAATGTACTTGTGATATAGGGTATATTATCGGTATTACCGTGACAGGCAGAGTAGATTCAATGATGAGATAACACGATTATCCAAAGGCAGCTCGCACGACTTTAAAGGCTGCCTTTATTATTTACTTTAAAATGAAATAATTATGGACGAAATTTGGAAAGACATTGAAGGGTACGAAGGCGATTATCAAGTATCAAATTTAGGCAGGGTAAAATCCTTACCAAAGAAATGCTGGAATGGCAAAGGGTATTGGGTTAAAGATGGACGCATTTTAATACCTGTCAAAAGTAAAAAGGGGTATTTGAACGTATGGTGCAGAAAGAACATATTTAAAGTTCACCGCTTGGTTGCAAATGCTTTTATACCTAATCCGCAAAACCTACCACAAGTAAATCACATAGACGGTGATAAAACCAATAATTGCGTTGCCAATCTTGAATGGGTTACTGATGGTGAGAACCTTCTACACGCATATAGAGTTCTTGGTAGAAAGCAAAAAACTGGTAAAAACCACCATAATTCACGAGCTGTTATACAATTGAAAGACGGCAAAATTATAAATTCATTTGATAGTCTTAATGAAGCAGCACGCGCGACAGACGCTCATTTTTCGGGCATTTCAATGTGTTGTAGTGGAAAAATAAAGAAGCACAAGGGCTATCAATGGAGATACAAAGAGGAGTGATTTCACTCCCCTTTCTTTATGGCTTGTTTTTGTATTTCAGCTTTTCTTTTTTCTTCTTGTTCTTCTTTTATCTCTGCGATTTCTTCTTCGATGCGGTCAATATTTCCAGCGAACATTACCCCATGTCGTTGTGACCATACACCACCCGACACAGCTTTTACAGCTACATTGACTTTATCTTCCAAATTGTCAAGGCGATACGGAACAACTTCTGTACTAATATCTATCGTTTCAGATACTTTGTTAAATTCAGATGGATTTATAGAGCCTAAAGCAGACACAATGAAGTTTACACGTCTTTGCAAGAACTCACCTATCACCTCGGCATGATTTTGAACTTGCAAATGTGTCGAAAGGAACACGTAATCGAAAGCCACTCCCGACAAGGCATTTCCAGCACCGCTCAACTTTTCAAAACTGATTTGCGGTGTATTCGTCATAGAATATGCTTTCTCAAAGAGGGTTTCTACCTCAAATTTCACGGTGTCATTTGCCTGGTTCCACGTCAGATATTGGGCATCAGCACCTTCTCCTATAAGTTTGACCATTCTATCCTTAACCTTACCCATGAAGCCCTCTACATCTCCAATTAGCTTCAGCAGTGGGAAGAAATGATAGTCAATGCAATCGGCATAGTTGGATAGTAGTTTCTCCAAGCGGACCCGGAAGGTCTTAATCTTCTTGCAATAAGGTTCAGGACGATAAGCATAGAGAACCGGTAGTTTGGGGAATCCATGAGCAAAAGGCGTTCTTTCTTCATACCCTTTAGACAAATCCCATTGATAAACCATTTTGTCCGTGATAGTCATAAAGCAGATGACCTCCGAATCATCCATGAGCTTCTTTTTATACTCACGTGAGAAAGCAATCATTTTACCTTCGTCGTTAAAGAACGGGTATAGCTTATCACCTCTGAATGGAGACCATAACACGCTTTTCAGTTTCTTGGTGGGCTTGACCTTGCCACCGAACGTAGTCTTAACTTTCTTCCAAAACTTTGCCCAAAACGAATCATCATCGGTAACATACCAATATTCTGCCGCTTCTTGTTCGGAGAGCCAGGCACGGACAATCTTCTTGTTTTGATATTTGATTTTGTTGGACTTGAATACAGCCTTTACCGCATCCAGCAGTTTCTTTTCATCATTATCAGTCGGAGTGCAATCCATAGACGGTTCTGTGCCGACCGTGAAAGCTGTTTGGATGTTCACTATATCCTGTTCTAATGGAATAGTGATACGGTTTACCGGCTCGATCTTATACTGAGCTTCAATTTCGTAGGTCTTGCCAGTCTTCTCATCGAAAACTTTCTCTGCTTCCTTTTCAAGAACTTTTCTATCCGGGTACTTCTCCTTGTCAACCATGATTTCATGGCGTTCCGGATTCCAATCGTCCCAAAGTTTACAACAGTCGGGAAGTTCGGTCTTTCTACCTTTCTTCAGGTAATTTATTTTCTGCCCAATATCGGGCAATGCTAATATTTCTTCTAGAGTTAATGGCATAGCTTATATTTTTAGTGTGTGAATATTCCAGTTAAATCTTTCGGCTTCTGAATCTTACCAAGAAGCTCACCCAATACATAGTAACGTACAGCGTCTATTCCGTGATTGTCATGATCTTCCGGTTCGTTGATATAGTTCCCATCCTTATCCTTTGCCCATACATACTTACGGAACTCGCTTTGAAGATTATATGAACGCTTGGTTATATAAATTTCCATACCCTGCATTTTGTCAATTCCCGCATTGATAGAGCCTGCACCCTTTTCAACCGGATATATTTTTATTCCTCCGTTATGTATCTCTTGAATCAATCGAGGGTCAGCACTATCAGCTATGACTTTCAAACCCCACGGGCGAAGAGTCTTGATGATGTCAGAAGAAAGTAATCCTGTACGGTAGTCCACTTCATCCAAGTAAAGGGCGTTATCAACGATACCACACCGAATGGAAGCGGACGGGTCATGTGTATAACCGAAGTCTTGCCCGATAGCCACTTTCTTTGCCCAAACCGGAAACTCGTCAACAATTCCCCACTTCTTGAACACAGCACCTTCCGCCACATCTGCCCAACGGCCGATAACCACATGAGCATACTTTTCGGGGTTGTTCACCTTCATATCCTCGACTTCTTTCAGAAACTCCGGTGATAAGTTATCCAAATTATCAAAATACGTGGTATGGATATGAAGTACATTCGGATGAGTAGAAATCTGTACCTGCACACCGTCAACCTCTACCAGTTTATGGGTTTTCTCAATATACTTTTTGTAGATGAAATGATTGGAATCGCACGGATTCATTATGATGATAATCCGGTTTTGAATCCCTTTCTTACGGATAGAGAGCATTATCTTGTCGAATTCTTCTTCATTTGTCCACTCTTCCGCTTCATCGCAGACGAAAGTAGTGATACCCTGGATGGATTTTAGTTTCGCTGTTTGGTTTCCTGATGAAGTTTTGATACCTCGGAACATGATACGGCTCTTAGTCATTTTATTGACTATATCCGTCTTGGTGGTCTTGAAATACTTGGTCGTTCCGTCAAGGTCTATTTTTTCCATCATCTCGGGGATGATAGACATACCAGCGGAAACCATCGTATAACGGGTGTAAAGAATTTGATGGACTATCTTCTCTACAGGAGTCATTTCAAAAGTCAACCGTTCAATAAAGGTGGAAGCATTGAAAGATTTTCCCGAACCACGCCCACCGGTGATAAGAATTATAAATTTTTCCTTATTCTCGTATAATGGATGGTAAATTTCTTGAGGTACTATCATTTCAGCTTGTCTTTAATCCAAGAATCAATGTTGATACCGTGTTCTATGTCTGTTGGAATATCAGCATCTTCATCCTGTTTGCGTTCAACCTTTCTCCAGTCCTCATCGTAATGGTATAGCCAAGTCATTTGAGCACTCAAATTGGGAGCTAGCTCACCTTCTACAACTTGTACTTCTTCTTCGCCTGTCAGATTGCCATCTCTATCCCGTAACTTCCGAACTGTGGTATTCTTTGTTTTTATGCCACCAAGAGCCATTGCAAGAAATTTGGCGCGCACAAGGGAGTTTATCGCACAACGCGCACGTGAGAGGACATCACTTAATTCACTGTATGCGCTTTTCTTTTCGCTAAATTTTTGCGGTGACAGTCCAATGGCATAGGCAATTTCCTTATCAGTGAATCCCTTTTTGGCATACGATTCCACGAGAGAAAGAAAGTCCTCGCTTGTGTAGTCAAACTTTGGCTTTCTTCCTCCTTTACCTTTTCTATTTTGAGATTCACTATTGCTCATATTACTTCTTTAATTTTCCACATTTCTCACATTGTTCATACCTGAACTCAGAGAACATCACACTACCTTTCCAAACATAATGATGAACACAAAACAGGTTTTGCTTTAGAACATTCCTTATCCAAAGTATAAAATCGCCAATCATAATTTCAACCGTTATTGTTACCCATATATACACGGCGAGAAATTGGCTTGTTTCCATAGACATCAACTCCTCTTTTTGAGAAATAGCTATCTATTTTCTCAGCATATCTTCCCATTATGGATTTCGTTCTATCCCTTATGTTTCTTTGTCTTGCAGAACCTAACCCGTATTGCCTTCCAGCGTTGTACATTATTCGTCTGGACTGCTGATATAACTGGCTATATGTTTTCTTTCTAACTCAGCTTCCCTCCCAATAATTAATCTATTCTTTCTACTTGTTCATCAAATACTTCTCCCTTTATGAACTTCATATCCGGGTCATACCCGAACCTTTCGCAGAAAGCGGCTTTAGCTTCATAGGTATCAAAGGACAACATCACATAGGCATCCATGTTCTCGACTTGCTTCTGTGCGTTTTCTTTTACCTGCTGCTTGACCTCTTTCATGTGGGCAACCTTTTCGGCACGTTCCAACTGTTTGGCGGCTTTCTCGGCTTCCTTTTGCTCGGTAACTGGAGCCATCATATCAGACAAAGCATCAGCAATGGAGTTTTCCTCTTCTGTCTGTAATAGATAATCGACACCAATCATATTCAAGTCTGCATCGGTCAGACCTGCATCTTTCCAGTCAATATCAGGAACAATACGAGCAAGAGCGTCAAAATCCCATGTACCTTGTGCATTAGGGTTGTTCATTAAAATATTTAACTCCTTTTCCTGCTGCTCGTCCACGTCTATGACATCGACACGAATACGGTAGTCGTTATCGGGAAACTTTTGCAATTCGTCCATGACAGACAAACGCTGGTGCCCGCTGACTACGGTAAGACCAGTACGCTTATTCACAACTATTCCACCTACCAATCCGAATTTCTTGATACCACGTTTCAGTGTCTTACGTGATTCATCGGAAAGTTTCCGGGGGTTATAATCTGCAAAGTGAATGGCAGAACGATTAAGTTCCACCGATTCACTCTTTATGTATTTTGACAATTCCATATCATCCATTAGTTAAACCCATATAAATTCTTCGAGATACTTTTCTTGCGCCATCTTGTTGTTTCCCCTCGTTATACCCAAAGGTTCGTTCAATGTATCGAATATACTTTCTTGCAATAGAGTTTACGCTGTTCAGCCTATTACCCGTTAAAGTACGAGATAGTCTGTATCTTTGCTCTGCAATATCATCAATTGATTTTCTTCTGACTCGGCTTTCCTTCTATTGCTTTTGTTGATTATTATACTCCCAAAGCACCCTTTCAGCCATTGGGAAAACTTTGTAAATTCTCTGTAAATCTTGCGGGTAATTCTTCTCCATCCAAAGCATACAATCAAGATTGAAGCCTACTCCACTTGAAGCCTTTAAGCTATACCGAATAGGTTCGGGTAGGTTGTGTTGCTTCATGTAAGCAAGAATGTCTCTTTGATTCCAATCAGCCAAAGGATAAACCATACCGTTATTCTTGTAACCGTTTGCCTCATACCCTTTCAGCATAAGCCTACGATTCATGCCATCAGCTTTCTTCATACCCAAGAATGTGTAATAAACTCCGTGAGTAAGTTGCATAGCCTTTACCACATCAGCCAGCTTCAACAGTTTCACTTTCGGATTTGGCACGCAATACATACCACCACGGAGAATGTAAGTGAGGTTCCAGTGTGGCACTTGAACAAACTCTATCTTCGGATATTTGGCTTTAGTCCAGTTTATCCAACGGTTGATATGCTCTAAGTCCTTGACGAAATACATGAACACGCAGACTATTCTCTCAAACTTCGGATAGATTAAATCAAGCAGAACAAGCGAATCTTTACCAAGTGATAAAAACAGCAAAGCCTCATTCGATTTTACCCGAATGAGGTCTATATACCGGTTCGCTTGTTCTACTTTGTTCATAGCTAGCCACCACTTAAACCAAATGAAGTACGAAGATCACTGTAACGCTGTCTGCGTGATCCTAACTGTGTGGCACTTGCTGTACCTCTACGATTGGCAACCAATCTACCACCTGCCCCTGCACCATTCATATTTCTGCGAGGCCCGGCTACTCTGTTAATTCTTCTTGCGACTCTGCTTTCTAATTTTAAAAGTTAAACAAATCAATCTATATGTTTTTCTAATATCTTACCCAAAGTATAATCCATTTGTGCAGCAAGATATTCTTCGCCTTGATGTTCGTAAACAATATCATTACCGTTTTCATCTGTGAGAATAACAGCTTCTGCTGCTTTCACTTCAACGATAATATAAGGACGTTTACCTGTATATGCACCTGTCAGAAGCTTGATTGCATCGTACTTGATAGGCTTTAATTCTATTTCACCCTCTTCAGGCAGTTCTGCATCAGCCGGATATTCTTTACCGCCACATAGGTAAGTGATATATTTCTTAGCGTTTGTTGGTCTGATTTCGCGGTATTCGTGGGTTTTCTTGCCTGCCAAGATTTCATCGAAATACTTCTGTTTGATGCTTAATGTAAGAATGTTCATAATCGTGTCAAATTTAAATTAATAATCATAGTTGCGGAAACAGGACTCGAACCTGTGACCACCGCCAAGTCAAAGCGGTAAGCTAACCAACTGCTCCATTCCGCGATAGTACCCCAAAGGTACTACCACAACCAAAGATAACGAAATATCTTCAATCGTTATACACGACAATCGGTTTATTGTCGTGAACTAAGCCATTTATCCCGTCTTTCTCTACACGCCTCTAAGGTAGGCGCACAACAAGCAAAGAGTTCGTCACTTTCAGTACGGTAGTCATACTGGTACATTCTCACTCTCTTACCTTTCAACTTAGTGTTGTAGGTACAATAGTTCTCTTTACCGGGTTGGCATACGCTGCAACCGTTTGCGTTAATTGAGTTCATAAGCTATCTGATTTTATTGATGAAAAAATAAAAGGCAGCCTTCAAAAGTCGTGCTCAGACTGCCTTTTGATAATCGTGTTACTTTGTCATGGATTTAACCCTATCACTTATTGTTAAACCGATGATATACGCTACATCATTAGCGCAGTTGTTCAGTCTGCTAACTGTTTCATCCATGCAGTCCCACTGTCCGGCATCTCTCAACTCTTTTTCATCCATAGCAGATTGTATAATGTTACGGGCTTGGTTGATAAGGCACATAGCTTTTAATAGCTCAGAGTGAACCACCTGATTTTTAATATCTTCAATGTTGATTTCTGTTTTCATAATCGTTATATCTTATGTGTTTATACTTTTAATCGAAAAATCTCTCACCTGACTTTCTGAACAGCCTGTAACCGATATACAGGCTGCTGAATATAATTGTTAACTCTAACATGATACTTTGAATAGAGAATGAAGAAAAGCCCTGCCAACCTCAGTCCAAACAGTATATGTGTTAGTACCTATACTGCCGTCGTTGCGGGTGAAACTCTCTGTTTTTGTCTTTGTATAGCCTTTGCCGCTATAATCGGTGTATAGCAGCCATTGACCAGACTGTTTATATTGTATCCTCATTTCTTTGAGCTTTTTGTTAAGAGCTTCGCCAGATGTGAAACCCAACTCTTTGGCTAGCTGAGTGACCGTGTAGGTGTTTACGGATCGCAAGACGTTATCAACGTATTGCACTTTAGGGGCGGCTAGTTTCAATTGTTCGCTTTGTAACTGGTTCTGTTGCTCTAATCGTTCTTTCTCGGCTTTTGCGGCTTCTAAGCGTCTGTTGAGTACTTGCATGGCGTAGGCTATTGCTTCGTCGTCGTTGCTTACGGTGGCTACGCCTGTGGTGAGAAGTTCTTCTATTCTCATGTCTACCCATACGGCAAAGTCTGAATTTAGCTTTTGAGCGACACGGATAGCAACAAGACGGTGCGCCCAAGTACCATTATTATTACCGCCACGCCTAACTATCAGTAAATCAGCCAAACTATAATTTTGTAGTTTGGATAGAGAAATACAGTAGTCATTGATTTCTTGTGAGTTAATAATCTGCGTGAGATTCTTCTCTGGAAATGGTTTAGCCATTGATGTAAGGTTTACCATGACGTTTTTACCCTTTTCAAACGAAATTTGACTACCTTTGTAATCGAAATTGATAATTGAACTCATATTCTTTATTGATTTTGCGTAGGTAGGTGTTACGAGCGCCTACCTACTTTGTTAATACTTATATTTTCAATCCGGCTGACGGTTCGATTTCAGTGCGTGCACTCACCTCATCGCTATTGCCAGCGTCAAAGACTACCATTTTCGGATTATATTAGAAATCACAAGACCACGAATATTCTTTCTTCAGTTTATCCAGTGCCTTATCAGTTACATAATAGACATGACCGCCACAATTCGCACGGCTGATTGAACGGCTTTCTTTCAGTTCAACGGGCTTGTTAAAGCTAATTGCACTTCTGTAACCACATGAGATAATAAGAAAATCTACATTCTTCTTATATGCATCCAAAGACGTTTCTTTATATTCACCCCTTGTCTGGGCTTCTTTTGTCATTACTATTGTTGCTTTCATGATTCTTTTTATTTAATGTTTATTCTTTGTTCATTTCTATTTTGCTTTTACTTTAATCACCGCAATACTGTGAACCCATATAGCCTCTACTATTTGAATTGTAGCAGTCAGACCAAGTAATCTTACTTTCATTATAAGATGTACGCTCTACCGGCTTCTGATTAGCCAACATAACCTGTATCTTAGCTTCTCTTTCTTCTGCAAACTTGATAGCATCTTTAGCCCAACGCCAAGCGAGTTTCAAACATTCGCCAAAAGTTCTGCCCATTCTTGATTTACTATTGTAGAATCTATGAGCGTCTTTCATGATTTGGGATAAGTTATAGCGTTTCATAATCGGTTATATTATTAATGTTGTACTTTGATGTCGTTTATTACATTACAAAACTACAACATAATATCGTATTCGCAAACAGGAAACGACATTAAATTGCCGCATTATATTTTATTAACGATATTGTAATGCCGTATTAATTGCAAAAAAACTACATTTGCATACACGATTATAAAATATACATATATGGAACTGAAAGTAAAAGAAGTCATTAAAGCCAAAGGGTTTACAATGCAACAAGTAGCGGACATGCTAGGAATCACACGTGATACCTTAACAAGGAATATCAATGGCAATCCCACCATTGAAACTCTTGAAAAAATAGCCAAAGCGTTAGGAACATCTGTGTCTGACTTATTAGATGAAGAAAGATTGGAGGAAGACCAGAACACCATCACCTGCCCCAAGTGTGGTACTAAATTTAAGATGGAGGAATAAGAGTATGACAACGATAGAACTATTATATTCCTTTGGAGGATTCGCCTTCGGACTTATTTCTTCCTATATAACAAAATTCATCGAGAATACCGCCGATTATCAATGGATTCCTAAAGGGGGACAAGCTCAAATGAAATCTAGCATTGCAAATGATACCGATAAGCAATTATTAAGATTGCTCATTAAGGCTCAATACGCAATAAAAAAAGAGAGCATGGACTATGAACTAAGAGGTTGTGGTTCTGCATTCAATGATGTATCAGAATTAATTGACTATTTAGTTAAATTTGAAGTGAGGTATAAAAAAGATAAAAACGCTAGACAAATTATAGAATTACATAAAGACTTTGATAATCTTGATAAAAACAGTGAGTTTTATCGAAGACTAGAAGAACCTGAGTACTATAGAATCATAGATATAGTCTATAAATGTTCCGATAAGATTCTAAATAAAAGATTTCCGCAATGGAAATAGAAGCAACAATACTATAAAATAACACCAAACGCCCCATACAGTCGCCAAACTGAGTATGGAGCGTTTAAAATAATATCAAAACATAAATACTATGGAAGATTATATAAAAGAAACTTTAATAGCCTCACCATATCCATTTTGGCTGACAGTGCTTATATTTGCTCTAGTAACCGGACTGGTGCAATGTATAGTTTTCTATTTTAAAGAAAAAGGGAAAAACCTTGCAACAAAACAAGATATAAAAGACATTACCGATAGTATAAAATCAGTAGAATCAAAATATAATAGTTCCTTAGAGTCATTTAAAATGGAATTACTTAATGAACACGAGTTTTCAAAATCACTTTTTGAAATATGTAATAATTTAGATAAGGATCTAATAAATCATCTAATCAAATGTAAAAAAGATATTGAAAAGGATGGAAGTTATGAAGCACAAGGAAAACATGGGAATGCCGCTAAATCGATCATCGAGTTAAGAGATTTTCTGCATAGTTACGAATCCAGATACTCAAATTTTAAGGATTTCAATAGACTGAGAAAAGAATGCGATAATATGTATAACGTCTGTATTACATTAAATAGTGAAATGGATATTCAACCCTCAGACTATGTCCCTATAACAGACAAAGTTCAAAAGTATATAAGAAATATACTTAAAACAATAATTCCACCAATCAAAGTTAGTAACATAAAACAGCCGGAGCAGTAAACTCCGGCTTTCTAACTGATTAGCCCTTTGATCTTTAACCGATTTACGATTTCGATGTAAAGATACTCTATATCCCCACTAAAATCCCCATAATTCTGATACAGAAACACGACATCTGCACAGTTGTCGGAAATTGTACTTTTGGACTGAATCCCCAATACTCTTGACATCTCTTCGCGTAACCCAGCTGTCATTTTCCCACCGGCAAGCGAGCTAGGAGAAAACAGGTACAGGATAATGAAAATGAACTTCTTCCGCTGGGTAACACTGTCAATATTCGGTGGACATCCTCTCTCATTCAGTAACTCAACAAATATTTTATAGATTTCATGAATAAGGCTTTTATCTTTCAAAATCGAGGCAGTCAAGGTGTTTTCTTCCTCTGAAAGTTCTGATTTCTCGATACGAATCTTTTTAAGACGAATTATTTTGTTAAAATCCAGTTCCATAACACGATTATTTTAAAAGTAAATAGTATATTTGCATCATAATCGTGTAAGATTTGGGAGAATTAATGCTTGGTCGTGCTCGCAGATTCTCCCTTTCTATTTTAAAAACCTATTCCTTTTGAGAATGGCTTTATTTTTCTTATCTACTTCCCTACTCCATATTGAAGCGTTATAGATAGATGTTGCATACAATCTAAGTTCCTCACTATTAGTAAGAAAATCTACTTGCAGTGCCTTCTTCATAGATTCAGCATACAAGCTTTGGTTAATATTATTTTCCATATAATTTATTAATTAAGTTACAAACCCAATCTGGCAATAATCGATAATAATATATATTCACAAATAATCCTATATTTTCATTATCTTTCATACACACAAAGCAAACCCTTTATAGAATTGAAAAAAGATTGTTATATTTGTAAAATCAGACATAAAAATAATTATTATGAAAGTATTCTTAAGTTATAGATTCACAGACAAGATATATGTAGATCAAATAATAAATGAAATAAATACTCGTATAAAAAGTATTGATTTCATTTCACTAGATCATTTAAAAAAGGATTGGGTCAAACAAGTTGAGTCACTCATAAAAGAGGCGGATGTTGTATTATTTTTTATTGGATCAAACACCTATGAAAGTAAATCTATACATAAAGAATACGAAATCACCAAAGCCCTAAATAAAAGATTTTATTTTACGGAACTTAAAACAGATAATAAATCTAAAGTTTTCACTTATCCTTACTTCTGTATTGACAATAAGGCCCTCCATGTAGCAAATCATCCTAAAGAAATCATTGATGCATTGTGCTACATTGACACTTCAAAAGAATTATTACTTGAGCAATACAAAATATTATATGCATCTACTGAGAATGTGTCAACGAGACGACAAAATGTCAATAATCTATACTTTGGTATTATTACCACCATTATTACGGCCTCATTCTTAGTAGCAGATCGTATTTCTGACAAGGCTCAAGCATGTCTCCTATTATTATTTCTAACAGGAGTAGCTTATGGTATAACATTTTATTGGGAAAAGTTATTAATATCATACCAAAGATTAAATTCTGGAAAATTTGTACTTTTACAAGAATTAGAAGACAAACTAAAAATAAACCTTTCACAACGTGAATGGGATATTCTTCAAGAACGAAATTATGTATCTAACACAGAAACTGAGAATAAAATTGTTTCAACTTGTAGAATCATATTAGGGATTATTGCAGGAATTGAATTACTCTATTTTTTATGGAAAACCTGTTTACTAGACACATGGCTCTCTAGTATCTTCAATTTTCTACATTTCTATTAAAATCTAACTTCTACTATAGTGTATATACATGTGCTTTTCAAGAATTTCTCTAGTGGATTTGGTGAAAACATTCCCTCTAGAGGCTTCTCCTGATGAAAGTGATTAATGTAGTCCTTTCTTGCTGTGCGGTTCAGAAATGTTGTGATAATTGTTGTAATGCTTTGGTGATATCATTTAAAAGAGTAAATCGCTTGTTTTTCGGTATTCCCTGTATTTTTGTAAATGAGACTGTCACTTATTATAAAATTTACCAAATTAGCAGATTTTAAAGGTTGGTATTGAATTACCTGCCTTTTTCTTATTTAGTATTGAAAGACTAATACTTCTTCCCGTGCATTTTCTCACGGAGTTCGTTATACTTCATTTTCTGCTCGATATGCCAGAGCAAATCAATATCAAGTATATCCGACAATACGAATACTTGTGTAATCGCATAATTAACCTGCTCTTCCAATGAGTATTTATAGTTCATTATGTCTTTTACGATGGCATAAATATTCTCCGTAAAGGTTTTCTTCTTGGATACCACATTGACAAGTGTAAACCTGTTAAGATTCAGATTTCGCAATCCAGCCAAATCCAATAAGCGGATTACAGCATCGGCAAGCTCCTCTTCAACGCTTCCTTTGATATAATTATCAAATATAACCTTGCAGAACTTCACATTTTGTATGAGTTCATAGGTCTCTTTCGCATCTTTATTGAATTGTTTTCCTTTCCTATCTGCCTCCACAGCCTCCATTAGCTCCGATATTATTAGGCAAAGACAATGTTCATTGCTCAACTCCTGATCGTGAAATCCGTGCTCACAAGCGTTTTTGTAGGCCTTATCTCTTAATTCGTTTAAATTCATTTCTATTTTTTATTGAATTATTCTACAAGTACATTCGACCAATAACACGAAAAAAGTAATGCCAAAAAGAAATTTCCAATACTTGATTCTTCTTTCATACCTACTTTTATATAGACTCCATTCATATTCCACAACTTCTTTGCAATCGTCTTTGTAGTGCTCAAAATGCTTGTTTATGTAATGGGTAATATCATCTACAATGATGTGCTTTACCTCTTCAGATACAGATTCGGGGTAGCCACGTTCATCGTAATTCAATTCGGTAATAACCTGTTGTCTTATTACTTTTTCCACTCCATTTATACGGAAGCGCATTGATATTCCACTTGATTTGACATGGCGCAAGAACATTTCTTCGGCAAGTTTTTCTACCTCTTCTTCTTTTAGTTTGGCTATTGAGTCAATTCGGTCGAACTCTGCTTCATCAACAATGATAATAGGATTCTCCGGTTTCATTCTATGTATTTCCATAATGCTCCTTTATAAATTTATTTAAATTACACAAATAGCGATTGCTGGATACGTGATAACACAAATTTATTCGCATCAGCAAAGAACTTTTTTTTAATCTCAAATCCGTATGCCCTGCGTCCCAACTGGGCAGCAGCTAATAAGGTAGAACCGCTTCCGGCACATGGATCAATAACGACATCACCTTTGTCGGTGAATATCTCTATCAGTCTACGAAGCAAAGGAACCGGCTTTTGCGTGCTATGAACCTTCGGAGTTTCATTGTCCAACACCCAATCAAAGCAATTGAAGATCATCCGACCATCGTTGTTAAACTTTGGAAGTTTATCGCGGTAAAGCAACAATCCATATTCACAATTGCCGACTATCTTCATATTGGCTTTCAAGACTTGCGCTGAAAAGTTCTTTCTGAATACAAGATTGATGTAATTATTCAGCCCATATCTTTTACCCAGTTCAATATACCGGAACTGGTCTTCAAATTCACAAAAGATTATCATGCAAGGCGCCTTGCCTTTTTCTTTGGGTTCCTTTACAAGCATCTGGGAGCAGAAGTGCATAAACTCGGCAGGGCGAAAATCTTTATCGGTATCAAAGAATTGTTTGCCGGCCTTATCACTTTCCCCGTTCTTGTTATCTCCGTCCACATACCATGAAGGGTTAGAAGCATAAGCACTATTGCCTAAATTATAAGGGACATCAGCTATAATTAGTTGAGCCTTAGGAATGCCATAGACTTTATAATTCTGGAAATGATCATTATATAGTTCTATTTCTTTCATTTCTTATTTGTATTGAATTTACTTGTACCAACGCCCACCACAATATTTACATACGAAATATTTTCCCATACTCATCACCTGAACTTTTTCATCAACGCATATACGACACATGCAAACATTGTGGTCGCCATCTGACACGGGTTCCTGAATTTTATCGTATTCCCAAAAAGATAGTTTACCTTTAGCCGGTATTGGTTCTGGAAATAATATGGGATTAGCTAATATCCAGTTATAAATAGGATTTTCATAATAGCCTTTACTAGCATCTGTTTTCTCTGCCCATTTAGAAGGATGATTGATTGAGCATCCAATTATTTCCACACTTCCAATGATAGCAGAATTGACAATGTCCTCTGCACATATTATTTTTCGTTGAAACTCAACAGGCAGACTATCCCATTGAGTTTTTGTAAATACACTATTGGGATTTCTCATTTCTACAGGTTTTCCACTTGCATGGATTAACACTCTATGCCCTATGTATTTCTCTGGACACGCCCAAGTACGGTTCTCGATGTTTTTAAAACCGTGGATTATCAAAGAGGCCCACGGCTGTTTTATTGTAATTGCTTTCATAATTATTCTTGATTTGATTTATTTGTTATGTAATTGTAAAAGTCCTCTGAATGTAATACGCCTGTGTATCATATCTTGTCGTAAACGGTGTATTCTTTCATCTGAATAGTCTGCAAACATCTGATTTCTTTGTTTCTCCTGTAGTATGCAGTACAAGGAATCAGCTCTAATAAAATTATCTTTCCGCAGGTACTTTTCAGCACAATGAGGACACATACAATCAAGCGTGATATTCTCTTTGTTAAGTCGTGGATGAAGAATAGAATAAGCTTTTTCAATATCAATGTCTGATACTTTTTGTATTGCGTCATCAAAGAAAGCATCAAAGCCGGTCAGGCAATTCCCGTAGTAAAATGGACGTTCCAGAACTTTGTAAATGCCGGGTGATTTTCCTACCTCTTTAGAATTTGTCTTTGATATGAAAAAATAATCTGTCATTTCGTCAATCTCCCAAGATTCTTCGCAAATAGGGCATGTAGTCCGATATTCTTCATCATAGCACTCTTCACAGAGAACTTCTTTACGTTCAACTGATACATCGGGAAAATCATCGAGTTCAAATATGGACTTTCCGCAATGGTCGCATTCGCAATCATGCTCTATGATAAGCTGTATCTGTGCATCGTCAAACCTATGCGGACTTGAATTGTATTCAGTCTTGGCATGATTCACTATTTTATCTTTTAATTTGCTCATATTTATTCTTGTTATACGCAAATCCTTGATAATCATTCAAGAACTTGCAAGGTTAATTAATTGTATCCATTAAGTAGTCTGATATTGCGTAGACTACCAGATAAAATAAGATGTTAACTCCTAGGAGAAGGAGGATGTTTAGCAACACTCTCATAACCAATCCAGCTCCTCACTACTTTTGAAAATATGAGCGAACGTACTTTTTTCGTCTGATAGATTGAGACCAAGTTGTGACGGAAAACGCTTGATGTAATTATAAAATTCAAACATCTTTTTATCATCATCTCCACATCTGTCAATTAACAACCTGATAAACGCAAGAAGACAATCGGAGTCGTTGCCGAAATTTTCCTGAGTGGAGAACTGGGTTTTGTCAACATCTTGTTTTAATTTACGGATAGCGGCTATTGCAGTGTTGAAATTACGTTTTGCATCGTAACGCAGTTCATAGCCTTGTTTACCCATTTCACTTCTCAAGTCATAGAGAAGGGTTTCTACAACATCTGTCAACACATAGGTTAAGTTGAGTGTTGTATTAAGATTTGTTGTTCCTACTAACATGATTTCACTTGTTTCTTATTTGAATGAATCCTCGTTTTTCTGTCTCTTTAAGGAGTTCCATATCTTCTTCCTTGATATTACAAGGAGTCTCACCGTTCACGGTAGTATAGTCCGGGATATTAAACTTATCCCTGATTCTCTTTTTGATTCTTGGTATATCTTTGGGATCAAGATGCCTTGTTTCCCAATAAATGGTAACTCTCATCATTTAAAATGGATTATCGTCTTCCACATCAGCAACACTACTTCCTGATAATGGAACGGAGTCAAGATTATAAAAGCAAGTCGTAGCGGCATTAAACCCACAGATGAACCGTAGCAATCCAATATTTCGACCTTTGGCAATATCAATCATTGCTGTTCCTTTCGTTTCCACATTTGAGAAATCGCTTGGATAGGATTTCTTAGTTACTTCGGGACGATAGATAAGAATGACTACATCGGCAGCTTCTGCTATTTGTCCACTGTCACGAAGCCGTGCCAACGTAGGAACCGGATTCATGGTATCCCTATTCAACTGGGAAAGGGCTATAATCCAGATATCGAGTTCCTTCGCTAAGTTTTTCAACCTTCTTGCCACATCTCCCATCTGCTGTTCCTTATTTGCTCCCTTCATGTTCACATTGAGAATCTGCAAGTAGTCAACTATAGCACCATCAATGCCATATTTCAACTTCATATAGCGAATGGACGAAATGATAGTGTCAATATTGGAAGTACTTCGGTCATCAAAGTAGATATCCTTACCTGATACCTTGCCAATACCTTTGTCAACCGCCTGTAGCTGCGAATCTGTCAAGCGTGAGTACATGATCTGATTGGCAGGGACACCGCTCTCCATAGAAAGAATACGAGCTGTTATCTGCTCTTTCTTCATTTCCATGGAATACATGGCAATTTTAGTTCCTAAATCAGCCGCATTTCGCATCATTGACACTGCCAGACTAGTTTTTCCCATGCTTGTTTCTCCAGCAATAATTATCAAATCCGATTTTTGCAAACCACCCGACTTAGCATCTATCTTTTCAAATCCGGTAGGAGTTCCGGTCATTGGTCTATCACCAGATAGATTTTCATTTATCATGCTATAAACATTTTCAAGCCCATCATTAATGGTCGTGACAGTCGTACTGCTAGATTTGAAAAGAGAAGCAAGCTCATCACTTACAGAATTAGTAACATCAAGAATATCCTCTGCTTCCGAGTAAGAGTTTGAAACGAGATATTGACCTATGACATAGAACTTACGCCTTATGGCCAAGTCATGAAGTCTTGCTGCATACTGATACAAGTCAAAAGTACTGTTAGAAGCAATTTTCATATACTCCACCAGTTCAAACTTCACACCATTGGCAACAAGCTTTCCTTTGACCGTTATCATATCAGGCCTGTTCCCAGATGACACCACTTGAAGAATAGCCTTGTATATCTCCTGATGAAAAGGATTGTAGAAAGATTCTTCCGATAGTAATTCTCTCACTTCTTCAAACGCATTGCGTTGAAGAATAATAGTGCCTAGAACCATTTTCTCGGCATCTTCATCGCGCAATTGTACGTTAGTATCCATATTCTTTCTTTGCCCAGTTTAACACCGTCCGATAAAGGTTGGTGTATCGTTTGCGTAAATCTTTTCGGTTCTCTATCTGTTCGATGACATCAGCAATCTGTTTACCGGTATATTTCTCTTTGAGTTTTAGGAACTCAGCTTCCGTAATTTGAGAAGAGAAGTTTTTAGGGTTACTACAGAAAGGAGCTTTCCGTTTCAACCAATCATTAAATTTTAGAAAATCAAGATTTGAAGGAGCGGGTGAAGAAGCGACAGCTTCTTTCTTATCTCCGTTAGGAGATTCTTTCTTATCTTCCTTTTCCTCTTCCTTTTCCGTCGTCGTGAACACGTCGTTATCACGTCGTGTTCACGACGTTATCATTTAAAGCTCTATTAATCAAATCTTTTGCTATTTCTTTACCGATATATGACTTATCGTATCTCTTATCAAGGATTTGATGACTACGGAATGTGCGGATAAAGTAGTAGCTTTCTTCTGCGTGAATAATAGGTACTAACATCCGGGCATCCACTAAGGAATCTATCCACTTTTTTATTTCAGATACTCGTAAGTTTTCATCGTAAGGGAATATTTGAGATTTGAGTAATGCAGCATTACCTTTGATAACTCCGAAATCATCAGCGAAGTTCCAACAACCAATAAAGAAAAGGCGGCACGGGATTGGTAATTTACCAATCTTTTCATCTTCCCAAAATTCAGGTTTTATCGTCCTTATTCGTGCCATATAAACATTTAATTAAGTAATACAGATTTATTTCTCCACTTCTCAGGCATTTCGGTATATGTTCAATGTCCTTAACTACTTCTTTTATACTTTTCATATTAGAATCTTACGTTAGTTAATTGTCTACCATTAGAATAAACTGCCCACTTACCATTACCGCTATCAAGCAACCGTAAATCAGAGACCTCGCCGAAGCGGTTGATGTTACCACAGAGGTCAACTATCCAACCACATTCTTTAGAAGGATGCGGGCGGATGGCACGACCGACTATCTGATACCACATGGCAAGTGACATTGTAAGACGTGCCATAACGACCGTATCAAGTTCCGGATAGTCAAAGCCAGTCGTAAGTACACCCACATTAGCTACTACCGGAATTTCACCAGCTTTGAACGCCTCAAGAATATGTTCACGTTCTTTCTTAGGAGTATCACCTGAAACGATAGCGCAACCGGGTATTGACATCGTTAACCGTTCCGCTTCTTTCAAAAAACGGGTAAAGACCAAAATGCCCTTCCGTTTTCCTCCGGCTTTGGGATTCATCAGCCTTTGGACGATATGAACGAGATAACCGTAGAAGTCTATCCGTTCATATTCTCTTTGGACCGACCTATCTGTATAGTCGGCACCAGTGGTATTTACTTTCAAATTGAGTTCATTCCATCCGGTCGGATTCATCGGGTAGTAGTTCAGCTTCGCCAAGTAGCCCATATCTAATAGGGTTGATACCTGTACATGATAAATGACCTCTGAAAAAACGTGAGGCTTTGTCCGGGTGATAAATTTCAACATAGAGCCGAAATCACGTGAGGAAGATAATCTATAAGGAGTTGCAGTCAAGCCTAGAACCTTACACTTCACCGCATTGAAGAAATCCTTGTACATCCCCTCTTTAGGGTTAACAAGGTGGCATTCGTCCACGATGATGTTCTTGAAGTGGATGAACAGTTCAGGATGGTTCTTCACGCTGCCTATGGTGGCAAATGTTATCCGGCTTATCTCCTTTGAGTTGAAAGAAGCTGAATAGATACTGCAATCAAGAATGCCGTATGAGCAGAGTTTCTTGAAGTTTTGCTCTAAAATTTCTTTTGAGGGCTGAAAAACCAATGTATGACCGTCAAGCCTTGCGGCTATATCCGCTATGATAAGGCTCTTTCCGCTCCCCGTAGGCAGAACCATGATAACATTCGTCTTCTTCGACCTGTTATTGAAGAAAGAAACGGCAGTATCAGAGGCTTTCTGTTGGTAATCACGTAGTTTGTACATATCTATCTTCTGATTTAATGATAAAAGGGGAATCCTCACTAAGTTTGGAAAGAAATGTCCGGATTATATAAGCCTGTTCCTTACTTAATCCAACCGGAGAGAATGAACCATCATCATTCTTGACCATCATGACAAATGTTCCTGCTTCCAAATCATTCATAACCCTTTCTCCTTTCGTAATTTCTTATTAAGGGCCTTGTAATACTTGATTAGCTGTTCGTACTCAAAATCAGTCATTTTGGAAGTGCTGGCAACTTTCACTTTCAGCAAGTCAAATTTCTGTTGCCCGATTTTGGCTATCAAATTCTCACGGTAGCCTTCAAGGTGGTCGGCACGGAAACGGTTGCACGCACGGCATTCGGCATGGCAATTGTTCTCATCAAATCGGGTAGCCAGATGCGTGCGGCTGAAATAGTGACCACAGTCGGCTTGCCCGAACGGTTTTATCTGTCCACATGATATACATCGGAAGAAACCGTTTGGCATACAATCACGAAGCCGGATGAAAAGGGAAAACTCTTTATCGAGTTTCGCTTTCAAATCCGGCTTCTTCTTTACTGTTATCCCTGCTTTATCAAACAAGGGTAAAGGCTTGTCTTTCTTTTTTTTCTTTTGTTTTATGTAATATGGCATAAATATATTATTTTTGCACGCCTCTTTACGAAAGGG